CATACTTGTCAAGTAATAAAGTAAAAAAAATCCCCGAGGGCCATAGGGGTAGCACCACGGGGATTTCGGAGTCAACTACGGGAATAGTTGTATGTCGAGAGTCATGATAGTGGCTTATCAGATGATTGCAACCTTTTTCTTTCACTTTCTCTGGCAAGTTCACCGACTAGCCTTGCAAATTCACCAAGCTCCTCTCGGTTTGCAAGGTAGCCGCGCCCTCCAATACCCTCCATGCGGAGTGTGAAATCTTCGTCGCGGACAATGCCCGCTTTATACGCAAGGTCGTGGACAAGGTCAGACATCGTCCTTGCCGCGTAAGGTTATCTCTAACCATATCGCTCGATCTTCAGCCTTCTTTGCTTTTTTATATAGTCGTTTGGCCTTGGCATTCAAGTAGCGCAAGTACCAACGTTTAAGAACGATCACGTTTTTTGCCTCTGGACGGCGCGGTATGTTCGTACAATCCACTGATAGTTTCTGCTTTTCTACCTATCTTAGATTGCCGCACTCTTTCACCGCGACGTGCGTTGATAGCATTGTTGCCTACAACGTTCCTGCAATTTAGCTCGGCTACTAGCATGTCCTTCTTCGGAATGTATGTCGTGCTTAACACGTAATACTTACCTTTCTTGTTTTTAAACATCCGGTGCGTGAGCCGTGATTCGCGGACTAGGAAGTCTAGTTCGTCCATTGCGTCCAGTGGACTATCGAACAGTGTTGCGCTAGTCATAGACGTTTATCCGACGGGGATCTTTCTTGCTCCCGTACCGATGTTGCTTGTCGAAACCCTGCTCGATGTACGTTTCAAAGATCAGTCGCAGTTGTCCGGAGATGGTTCTGCCATCTTTCTGAGCGAGATCCTTGATTTCTTCGTATACGTCGCGGGGAACAAGCACACTTTTCCAACGTTGTGTATCCATAGGCCCCTCCTTATCTGCGATTATATGGGAATCTATGCGAACATACAATAAAAAAGCCGCCCGAAGGCGGCTCTGGTTATTTTTTACTGATCGTCACCTTGAAGTGCTTCTCATTACGCAGACAATAACTGATTTCGCTTATTGCATGACTTAACTCAGTGACTTGATCGTCAGTCCAATCGAAACCATTGAGTCCGGTTTCGATAAAATCGTCGGCTACATAAACAGACCCTTCGCCTAAGACCCAGTTCAAGCCTTCGGCTATTCTTTTATTCACCTTGATGGTTCTAATGCTCATTACTTTACCCCTATTGAAAGTGCCGCCCCGAAGGGCGGCGGTTGATTACATTCGATCAGTGAAAACTTTGTTCAAAGATCTCCTTTAAGAGAGGAATCTCCATAGAAACCGACACGCCAAACTTAGCGCCGTATTTCTGGTTAACCTTTTTTGCATATTTTCTTGCTTCATCGAACGTCTTAAATTTTTTCCGCACAACAAATCCATCGGCCTTCATTGCGGCCCTTGCTTTGCGGTAGATCTCTCGATCTTCTTGGGTCTTCCGATTGCTCTCGTGAGAGATAACAAAAGACTCGTCTCTTTTTAAGACGTAAGATGGTTTGACAACGTCAAGTTTTGACTTGCGTAGCTTGGTCATAATGACCTCCCGTAATTGATTGTTAAACAAACATAGAGTTGGGGCTACCAACTCATCAAACAGTGTAATTCATGTATGCGATAAAGTCAAGTGATATTAGACTAAAGTATATATTAGACATTAGTCTAATAAAAAAGCCGCCCCGAAGAGCGGCATGTTGAGGGAGTAGTCGTCATGAAAAAAGCAGTCGCTTACTCTGCTTCTCCCCAACTAGGCCCGATTTCGACATCGCACTTGTTGGGTACTTCTAACGGTACAGCAGACTCCATCACCTTTGCAATTTGCAGTGCATCATTTTTATCCTTCACGGACATCGCCAGTTCATCGTGAACCTGTATCAACGGCAAGCGTCCCATCTTGTATAAGTTAACCATCGCCTGCTTGGTCATGTCAGCCGCAGACGCTTGGATCAACCTGTTCAGAGCCTTGTATGTGTACGCTCGCTTCAGTCGCGTCGTGTCGCCGTATTCTTTGACAGCCTCGCGGTAGGGCAGAGCCTTGTTCATAGAAAAGCTGTCTGGCTCCCACAGATCGAACCGGCACTTGCGGCCCAGTAAGGATCGAATCGAGCCCGACGCATCTTTCTCGTTCAGTCTGTTCATCACGCCCTGCATCAGACCTTTCACAAAGGGCACCCGCTCGTGATATTGGTTAATCAGCTTCTTAGCTTCGTCCACTGGGATATCTAACTGCTCAGATAACTTGTTGACCCCCATGCCGTACATCATGCCAAGGTTGATCGTCTTGGCTTGCTTGCGTCCAATGTTAGCCATCTCAGCTACCATCGTATGGAAGTCAGTGTCCGGATCGTCGTTGTACCGTTGTACAAAGTCTTTAGCTCCCTGTAGCGGGATTCCTCGCGCTTTGCCGTAGATGTGTGCGTAGTGAACCAAGATCCGTGGTTCCTGTTGCGAGAAATCTATTGCCGCCCACTGCTCACCTTCTTCCGGCAGGAACAGACTGCGGATCATCGGTCCAAGTTCTGGGTCGCGAGCCGGTATCTGTTGCAGATTGGGGTTGGCCATCGACAGACGGCCTGAGACTGTCCCGCCGTCATCAGATCGGTTCTGATTGATGTGCCCGTGGATGCGGCCGTCCTTGCCGCAATATTTTAAAATGTTACTGATGAACGTGCCTGACGTCTTATTCAGGTTACGTGCTTCGACGATCAGCTTTGCGAACGGATGCTGTTGTTCCGCAAGGAACGTCTTCGTGAACGAAGGAGAGCCTTTCTCCGTTTTAGGATACGCAATCCCGATTTCGTCAAACGCTTTGGATAATGATTGTGCCGCCCAGATTTCAACGCCGAACCCCGCTAATTTTTTTATTTCTTTATGTACCTCTTTCTCACGCTTCAGTAGCGCGTCACGGGTACGCTCAGTTCTGTCCATGTCCACCCGCACACCGCGGTAGGTCATCTCGATCAGACAAGGCAGTAGGTCGAGTTCCAGATTCACGATATCCCACAGGCCCTGTTTGCCAACTTCCACGCTCATATAGTTCCAGAGTTCCAGAGCGAGTCTTGCGTCTACCTCGGCATACGGTCCAACGTACATGGCCGGCATCTTCCACATCTCTGCTTTCGGGTCGAGCCCAAAGGTACGTGCCGCTTCTACCAGATCTTTCTCAGATTTAGTTTTGCCCAGTAGGTCAAAGGCTAATGCGTTGAGACTGTAGCTGAACCTGTTTTCATCTAGCAGACTGCCTATCAGCATGGTGTCGATCAGCCGGCCGTTGAGTGTGAAGCCCTCGCGCTTGATCCAACCGGCGTCGTACTGCGCGTTGTGCATAATCTTGTCGCACGGCAGTTCAAAAACCTTCTGTAGCCACTTGCTTACAATTCTTTTGTCTAAATTACCCCCGCCTTTATGCCCTACAGGAATATAACCAGACCAGTTCTCGGTCGCGACAGCGTAACCAACGACTTCACCGTTACCGGTCGCCCAACCCGCGCCCATCGTTTTAAGATCAGGGTCGCGTGTTTCGACGTCGATGGCGATCTGCTTGGCAGAACTCAGGTCGGGTAACTCTGCCGGCGGCACCCATTCAGTCTTCGGCGTAAACATCGCCATTTGTAAGCTCATTCTTTGTCCTTCATATCATCGACAGCGTCGAAAAAGTTATCTGCGATCTCGCCGCCCAAGGCCGCGTAGCCTGCAATATCTATCCAAGAGTCCTCATGGTCAGGCACTCGGCACAAACGGCTCATTTTGACTGCGATCATGCATAGCACTACCTCTTCCGGCCGCACGTCAACGTCCAGAATTGCTGACCACATCTCGGCAATGCGCTGATGGTTAGTGAGCGGATCACCGTAAACCTCGTCGCGTAAAGCAGAAATCATTTCTTCTGCGTCTCTCAACACTTCTTCGCGGTTCATAGCTCGTAACTCCTTGCCACGTCTTCTGGTTCAACAATAAACAGGTTTTCTCTGGCCCGTGTGACACCAACATAAAACACGCGGTGTAGGTCGTCTGGGTTATTTCGTGCCGCCTTCTCTGCGGCCGGAGATAAATCTGTAAAAAGTACCACGTTATCTGCCTCGCCACCCTTTGACCCGTGGATCGTGGACACTGTAATGCGGGGCTCGCCATTGAACTTCTCTCCGCGACGCAGTAGCGCAATGATGTACGCTCGATCCTGTTCTGGCAGTTTGTCCATCGCAACGTGCCATATCATTTCTTTATCAGCATTTAAGCCGTGGTCCGCGATCAGCGTATTGAGGTCAACCAGATCCTCATCCAGAAGTGCCGGCAGTTTTTTAAACCCACGCGTGATGCGATCTTTCGCGCTCATAAAACTGTAGATGTTACGCGCTGTCTTGCCCGATACCTCACGGCCTTTGCGTAACGCTTCCCAACCGTTGACGGCGTCAGCTACTTTTTCAGAAATAGAACGGTGTCCGCGATAGTTGAACAGGTAGCCGTTTGACTTGAGGTCTTTGGCTACGGGCGTCAACTGATAACCGGCTTGCGACAATATCAGCCATGAGCCTTCTGCCATGTCTACGCCGTCGATAGTCGATACGCGAAGCACTTTCCCGCAGTCTTCTTTGGGGTTATACCGTTTAGGAAACCGGCGCGAGATCCGCTTACTGATGTTCTCAGCGACGTTATGTATCTCCTGCGGTATCCGGAAAGACGTTTCTAATATCTCAGAACCACCGTCCAGATTAATGAAGTGATCGACGTCGGCCCCTGCCCAACGGTAGATGGCTTGGTCGTCATCACCCGCGCAGTACATCTTATCGGACATACCGTCAAGAATATGCGCGATGTCCCACTGTAACGGCGATAAGTCCTGCGCTTCATCGAGGAACGTCACCTTGAAACGATGCTTGAACGTCGGTGCCTGATGCACAAATAGCTCAAGCATGTCTGTAAAATCATGTAGCTTGTACATCTTCTTGTACTTACGTAAGGACTCGTCCACATAACGGACGGTGTTCCAGTCTGTCTCCAGTTCGCTCTCGTTATACTGCTGACGCAGATCAACTTTGCGTAATCGAGCCAAGTTAATCAGCCCAAGCAACGGGTCGGTCGTTTTGGCCAGTTCGATAAAATCGTCGTCTATCTGATTCTGCCCAAATAACTCCACGCCAATGGCATGGCTTAATTCTTTGTAATGCTCGCGTTGCATAATCTGATCCGACTGTATGTCGGTCATAGCCAACGCAAGCGAGTGAAGCGTCCGAAAGAACATCAGATCTTCCTTGGGATCGAGCCCAAAGCGATCAGCCGCACGTTCCTTGGCTTCAGTTGCCGCTTTTTTGGTAAACGCTAAAAAGGCTATTTCCTGTGGCTGTACGCCAGATTCAAACGCCTTGTCCACCATGTTTAGCAGTGTTGTTGTTTTTCCGGTTCCCGGTGGCCCGAATATCCTGAACATCCCCGTAGTCCTCTATGTTGTTTTCTACCTTCTCAACAATCTGTCGCACACGCTCTCGGGACAAGCCCATACGTTTCCCTATTGCGACAAGGGTCATGTAATACTTCGTTCGCATTTCCCAGATCTGATAGTCTCTTTGCTTAATCTTCATTGTGTTCTATCCACTCTTTCAGCCCCTCGATACCCGATACCTTCTCAAGAAAGATCGGCGTGTATGAGCCCATATATGCGCCCATTACATTAAAGTTCATGTACTCGATTGCCTCCCAGATCTCGCAGTCTAAGTTCTTCTGCAAAATTTCTAGTGACTTCTGTATGTCGTACACCACGACGCTTGGTTCCCCGCATCGGTGTGCGATGCCGATGATGGCATCATCAAGCCCGTCTGCTTTCAGCATCTTCGTCAAAATGGTGCCTCCTCTTGATTAAATTTAGGTTTGAGTTCGACGTCTGCCGAGTCAAAGCTTGGTATCGCCCACACTCGGACAGCCCGTCCTTTGATCTTGAGTACGGTGCTTTCGCCGCTTATGTCGCGTAAACGTTGCGCGATCTTGTGTGACTTAAATTCAAAAAACTTATTCTTGCGTAGGTGCGCTTCAAAGTCCCGCAACCGAAAGTACGTGATATTCGCGTCTTCGTCTGTCCAAGGTCGGCGGAGCAAGATCTCTTCTTTGTCCTGCGCTTGCTGTAGATGCCGGCAGAACTCTTCCAGATAGTCGTAGAACTGTCCTGACGTAGAGGCATCCTGCGACACCTCCATGATGGCGCTCTCGTTGTCCCGCATTTCACCCATCAGAGTGCTAATCCGGCTCTCCCAATTCTGTTTCGATATAGTCCGCGGCATGAAGTTAAGTTGCTCCATACACGCTTTCTGAAAAGTCGCTTGCGATAAGAGCGCCTCAGTGTCGAGTTCCAAAGGCTCCCCGTTAATGTCCATAAACCAGACAGGCGGTGTCGAGTTGTATTTGCGGAGATTCGCAATCGCGGCACCTGACGCCGCCGTCGCGATGCCGAACTTACGCGTTTGACAGAGGTCTTTATTGCAATGGGCACAGATCGGCGTGTCTGTACAGCGGTAGGCGTAATCTTTTTTCTCAAGTTGCTTCGCAACAATATTAACTTCATTGAGTGGTAAGGGCGGCTCCAGATACTGGGCATTGTACTCAAGAATTTTGCTTTCCCATTCTTCTGGGTGCGCTTTCCGTAAGTAGACCCCCAAATTGAATAACCCATTGTTCCTACCCCCTTCTGATATTTTTTCTTTACACAAATACTGTAAGCACGGCGGTCCATCCTTTATGACGATATTGGACTTGTCCGATTCTTTG